CTCACGAAGAACACGAGTTGTCGCAAAACTCGACACCCCCTCGGGATTCTTTACGTTGAAGGGGAACGACTCTATGCCCAGTACGCTTCTGATGTGTGAAGCGCCTCCTGCTAACATAAATATGTCAACAGGGTCTATACCGCTAGACATCACAGAATCTCCCTCCTTCATTAGCCTTACAAAGGTATTGAACCGTTTGTCCCAACGAACATTCTCGGCCTGCATTATCCAGCGAGCACTTTCCATATACTTATTCCATCCAGACCTCAATCTTTCATAGGACATCATCCCATTGAGGGCTCTAAATGGGCTTCTAACTCGACGACAAACACCATCAATCATGTAGTTAATGGAATGCCACCTTTGTAGATAGTGGCAACTGCTGTCTGAGATAAATTGTTTATCGCGATTCATTGTTAAATGAACCTCCAGCATAGCATCCTCCAACTCTTCAGTGACATCCTCCGAGAACACGAACACAGAATCATCACCTAAGACCTCTGCTCGCTCCAGTGGAGCACCTACGACCCAACCAACATATATGCCAGCTAACAAATTAGCCATACTATCGATTAAATTGGTTAGGCTTGAGCCGCTAGGAACAGCACCGTTTCTTCCACACCAAATACCATCTGGACAAATCAAAGGCGTTTGGCAGAAAGATTCGCGCAGAATATTAATCCTGCGTGTTGCTCCTTTGTCGAACCACCACTCGATTGCATCAAAGCATATATCTATGACGAAGCGCAAAAGGGATGAATCGAATTTTGAATAATCACCAGACACCACTACTCTATTATTCCTCTTAGCATAGCCAAGAAGATCGGTCAATCTTAAATCGATATAATCTTGATCATTCCAAGCAGCGAAGCCTGCCTTCGTACGCAAAGATTCAAGCAACGGATCCGTCACGGTCTTGCCTAATATGGTTTCAACATGATCGCTACCAAACACATGTCTCCTCTTTGCTATTGAAGTACCGTTAGGTTGTCCTCTTCTGAACAATGTATAAGGCATGATGTCTTCAAAGGATGTAGCATCGTATGCTCTACTAAGATATTCGCGAACGTATTTACGTTCACGACTCCAAGTCGGCGCTCCAAGATTAGTATCTTGAGGCATTGCCTCCACGGCATACTCTAAACTTGCTAAGCGATGAGATCTTTCTGGAACTAGTTTCATCAACATCGACGCTGCCTGTTGCATCGCAGCGCGACTACCATGAAAATCGGCGTTTTCATAGTACTTTACAAGCAGATCTTTACTTTCATTGAAAGATG